TTTTAGTTCAAGAACATTAACAAATTCAGGTAGTGATATCACAATGATATCTGCCGACCAGCAACAGATATTAGGTGGTAACAATAAATCAACCGTCAATATTTCAGTTGCTTTTGATGGTAGCACAAGTGAATCATTCACACACACTCACACATCAACAGGAACACTTATAAGGACCTGGGAGGGTGACAATCACGTTATTGACGGAGAGGGCGGTGACAATGATCCAAATCTACAGGTAGCATTTACGTTTCCAGATGTGCTACCAGCGATGCAAAGGTTCGGAGAAGCATCTTCGACTGCGACATTTACGACCACTGAAGCAAGTATCAACAAAAAGTTTGCCACAGCGGACCTTACAACAACAAGTTCGTTATCTGTAACACCAAAATATATTGCTGATACCACAAAAACACTTGCGGTCACAACAGAAGTTTTATCTTCAACTGACAACCTTGTTAAACTGGTTGCACAAACACTCCCATCTGCATTTGCATTCACAGTTACCGACACATTGAAAACTGATGCAGAAACTACGGAAAGCAGTTCAGCAAACGTTTCATCCACAGGTAACTTAATATTTGACATAGCAGGTGATTACACTTGGGACAACGTTGCGGGCATTGCCGGTGCCAGTGATTATGAATGGGATGCCAGAGACAGTTGGGCATTATGGGATGATGATGAATGGGGTGACAATCCAGAACAATGGGACAACTGGGATCTTAACCTTTGGGCAAGACCATATAACATAATATTATCAGCATCAACGACGGAAACAGTTAGTTTCAAACGAGCAGGTTTGGCCAGCCTAAACGTTACTACAACATTAAGCGAAGATGCCGCATTGAATCAACCAGCCGCGGCAAACTTGTCAGATGGCTTTACTACATCATTTACAGCAAGAGGTATAATTGATGCCGAGGCAAGTCTGACAGGTGCATTCAGTCCAACATTAACAGACACAGTAATATTCGATCAACCATCAACACTTACAATAACAGGTGCTTTTACTCCTGTATTGACAGCCAACGCAACATTAAGTGGAGAGACTGCTTTAAGTGTAAGTTCAGCATTCAGCATAACCCCTACACACAAAAGAGGTCCTTTCCAATTGGTGCTGACGTCTGCATTCACACAACCAGACACCATACCATCAAGAAAATTAGGACCTTTCCAATTAGTTCTGCCTGCATTGGCAAGCAAATTGATAGAAGGAAGACTATTCTTTTCAACTGATGCTTACAATGTTATTACTGTTCCTGCAGAAACAAACACCATTACTTTACCTGCAGAAACACGCATAACTGCGATTGATCAAGAAAATAGAGTAAATAAAGTTGTTGCAGAAACAAGGACACATATGGTATCACAAGAAACAAGGAGACACAAATTGAGAATACCTCCAGTATCAGATAGATTTACAATACCTAAACAGAGGGCAGAAGCATAATGGCAAACTTAACTGGATTTAGATCCGACCGAGATGGACTCTTTGCGGTTAAAGACCCCGCATCAAATATCCAATACGGTTTGGACTTCACAGATTATCTAAACGCAGGTGATAGTGTTTCATCAGCAACAGTGGCAATAAGCACAGTCAGTGGAGATTCATCTCCTTTGGCATTGCCTACAAATCCAGCCACTGATGTTACAATCACAGGCGGAACATTGGTCAATATAAGAGTGCATAATGGTAGCCTACAAAATGTTTATACAATCAAGGTGACGATTGTGACATCACAGGGTGACACTGATGCAAGAAGTTTTAGGGTGATTGTGCAGGAGAAAAAATTATAATGGCAAAAGCAAGAACATACAAATTAGACAAGGATATGATAGAGCGACTTGCTTCTATTATGTGTTCTTACGAAGAGATTGCTTTGGTTCTTAACACCAGTGTTGATAACCTTAAGAAACGTTACACAGACATAATCGAGAGAGGCAGAGCAGAAGGTAAAAAAGGATTGAGAAGGGCACAATATGAAAAGGCAGTCAAAGACAAAGACGTCCGTATGTTAATCTTTCTTGGCAAGCAGTATCTTTCACAGCAGGATTCACCAAGTGAAACTGAAAGCAATGATCCTTTACCTTGGCCTGAAGATGCATAATGAAATTATCTGCACCGCAGAAAACAGTTGCTGAACATCCAGCACGATTCAAAGTTTTAGTCACAGGAAGAAGATTTGGCAAGACCACACTTGCTATCAGACAACTTTGTTACTTCGCAAGGAATCCTGAGAAACTGTGTTGGTATGTGGCACCATCATACAGACAAGCAAAACAAACGGTATGGTTGCAGATCAAAAAAGTATTGAATGATCTAAACTGGATCAGAAAAATCAACGAAGCAGAACTTACAATATTCCTACGTAATGGTTCAAGGATATGTTTGCGAGGTGCTGACAATCCCCAAAGTTTAAGAGGAGTTGGACTTGATTATTTGGTAATTGACGAAGCCGCTGACATAGACGAGTATGCCTGGAATGAAGTATTGCGTCCAACACTATCAGACACGGGGGGACACGTTTTCTTCACCGGAACACCACGTGGATTGAATTGGTTCCACGACCTTTATCAACAGGGACAGAAGACCACGGATGACAGTTGGCAGAGTTGGCAATTCACAACAATAGATGGTGGATGGGTGCCTGACGCTGAGATAGAACAAGCAAAGAAAGATTTAGATGCCAAAACATTTAGGCAAGAGTATGAAGCAACATTTGAGACATACTCAGGAATAATCTATTATGGGTTTGACATCAAGCACAATGTTAAGAACATAGAACTACCAGATGACATCACGGCACTACACATTGGCATTGACTTCAACTTGAATCCAATGTCCGCTTCAGTGTCTTACATCAGGAATGATATAGTTTATGTTTTTGATGAAATACAGATATGGAGTTCAAACACAGATGAACTTGCTGAAGAGATCCATAGAAGGTATCCTGGTAAAAAAATATTTGCATATCCCGATCCTGCCGCACGACAGAGACGAACCAGTTCCGCAAGAAGGACGGATGCTTCCATACTCCAGAACGCAGGCTTCATTGTCAAGATGCCAAGCAGGCATATGAGTATCAGAGACAGGATCAATTGTGTCAATAGTAAGTTGTGTAATGCCTTGGGCATTAGAGGGGTTATAATAGACCCTAAAGCAAAGAACTCAATAAATAGTTTAATAAGACACACATACAAAGCAGGAACTAACTTGCCGACAAAGGATGAAGGATGGGATCATTTAAACGACAGTTTAGGATATTTGATAAGTTTTCTTTATCCAATAGTCAAGAACAGAGAACAAGTAGAACCACAGAGATTCAATTTTCAAACAGGAGTGATGAATGCCAGATTATAGTTTAACCAACACAATGACAAACTACGGGACTCCAAACTTTGATGGTATTCCATTGCACGATGAGTATGTGAATTACATCAACAGATGGAACTTCTTAGAAAGATCATACAGCGGTGGTGCCCAATACAGAATGGGAAATTATCTAACCAAGTATGTTATGGAGAACTCATCTGAATACGTAGGTAGGATAGCACAGACACCTTTAGATAATCATTGCAAGTCTATAATACACATCTATAATAGTTTCCTATTTAGAAATGATCCTAAGAGAATGTTTGGCAATATGGACGGTATGCCTGAGATAGAAGCATTCCTTAAAGACGCTGATTTGGAAGGCAGAGACTTCAATCAGTTTATGAGAGACGTCAATATACAGTCAAGCATCTATGGACACTCACTAATTTTAGTAGATAAGCCTAACACACAGGCAGGCACAAGAGCAGAAGAATTACAACAAGGTCTAAGACCTTACGTTTCGATTTACACTCCACCAAACATATTAGACTGGGAGTTTGAAAGATTACCTAATGGATTATACGAATTAAGTTTTGTTAGATTGTTTGAACAAGAACAGAGAGCATATCAACAAACAACAAAATACTATCTGAGAACATTCACAAAAGATAGAGTGTTTGTTGAAGAATACAATCCTGACAAGAAAGAAAAATTAAGATTAATGGAAGAAATGCCTAATCCTTTGGGCAAAGTTCCAGCGGTATTTGTA